TTTTTTTTTTTTTTTTTTTTTTTTTTTTTTTTTTTTTTTTTTTTTTTTTTTTTTTTTTTTTTTTTTTTTTTTGTGGAGGTTTATCGGTTAAATAAAGAGACATTCGATTCAGAAATGCGACAAGAAGTAGGTGTTGAACCTATCATTAGGCTCGGTGGGAAAGTAAGCCTGTGAATTCTCGTGCGTTCTAACATGCGGAAGTCGTAGGTAACGAGTCACTTCATTCATTGAAGGGAAGTGGTCGGTCGGGATGTAAAAGTCTTCTTCGCCGAAGAGGATTACGTCGCGTTGCATTGGTAAGTCTGAAGCAACTATGCCCATTCTGTCTAATTTGTAATACAGGTAGGAGCAGACAGCTGTAACTTGGGGATACCGGTACATGGAAGCGTACTGGATGCCACAGCATCGTGCTTTGAGACGTTCAAGCGTTGGAGCAGCGTCACGTGGGTAAAGAAGCTGAGCGAGTAGCTTGCGCCAGTCGCGTTCTGGGTAACCGTTTGGAAATCGGTAACCTAGTGCTTCGAGATCGTTGTGATCATTCGTAACGTGTGTTTTCTCGGGCTTAGCAACATGATCGAAGTAGTACGAAGCAAGCTCTTGGAATCGAGCTTTAAATGCGTCGTGTTGATCGGCTGGGAGATAGAAGACGAGATAGATGAGACTATCGTCACCTTGAACTCTGATGTGAATCTTAGAGATATCAAATCCCATAGCGTCGAGGATCGTCAAGATCATCAACATATTGTAATAGGAGTCGAGAAACTGAGTGGTAAACAAACCGGAGGCGATGCCGCGAAACAAGCGTCGAAAGACGCGTCCGTCGGGAAGGCGAAAGCCCATCCGAAGGGATGCTTCACAGGTCCATTGCCAGAGACGTTCCAGATGCTCAGGGTCAGCGGAGCTTTGTCTGTACTTGTTCGTAGGGATGTAACCATTATTAAAGTCAAAATATTTACGCCAGTCAGGAAAGATGACGTTGCGTATGATCGAAAAAAGGGCACGGAGATCGAAACCGGACCAGTCGACCATCACATATGTTTGAAAATACATTCTTGGGATGCATGCTTCGATATAGAGTCGGAGGCAGCCGCCAAGGATGGTTTCATTGCCCCAGAGGAGTGGGGATATGTGCACATTGTCGAGATAGAATCTAAACAGGGGCCAAAAGAATTGAGCAGAAGGGAGAACATGGAGTTTGGAGACACCAAGAACTAATCTGATTTTCGTTTCGGAAGGATGTGTGAGCGCAGGCTTTACATGGACGTTCATTAACGGGTATAGTGTACGTTCGTCTGTGATTTGACCACGTTTGATGTGGTGCAGAAATCGACGAGTTTTGATGAAAACGACATTCTTGAGATTGCCGAAGGACATTCTTGCGTCAGCAAGCAATCCAGCTTTATGTGCAGCGATAACAGCAGTGTGCAGTTCGCCGTCGGAGCGGAAAGGTTCTTCAACGTTCGGATGCCAGTTCCATTTGTACATTCGGAGATCTGAAAAGTGAACGGGAC